CCAAGCTTCTTTTACTGTCCATATCCCTAAGAATTTAAATCTTAAAGTTTTGCCTATTTCATTAGGTGTAATAATATCGATGTTAGTTTTATAAGCAACTATATGAGTTAGTTGATTCATATTATAAGATTCAATCATTTGATTTTTTTTTGTAAGTGACACACTATTAGAGTAATGTGGTTTTCTTTTATAATCTATGTAATAAATATGAGGTAAAAATTTTTCGATCATATCATCATGCCTCCATGCATAAGCTTCACCAGGCATGGGTTTATCTTGTTTTGCTATACCCTTCCACTTCATAGTTTCTTCCATTGCAATAGCATCTACATTTTCTCTTTTGGAATAGGTTCCTTTATTAAATTCTGCATCTAAATGATCTATAAGCTTTTGATCAACTACATAGGTATGATTATTAATTTTATCTTTAATATGTTGTTCTAATTCAATCACGTTGAATATATAATGCCTTGCTCGTTTAAAGCGGCTCTATTCCACATATGTCCTTGTTCAGTCTCATCTTTTGATTGACCAAAGTAAGGAACCGCATGATGTTCATCAATCATCTGTTGATTTACGCTATAAGATGAACCACCAACAAACAATTCACCAAGTATTCTACCAAACTTACCTTTGTCATGTGATACTAATTCAACATCTTTTCCATTCAGTATTTTCTTTAAATTAGCTTTACTTGCTTTACCGTAAAACTTTTCTTCTAAATCACGAGTACGAGATTCTGGAGTATCAATACCCATCATTCTTACTCTTTGCTTTTTATAAATCATACCAAAGCCCAAATCGATATCAACATCGACTGTATCGCCATCTACAATTTTTGTAACATAAACTTTATATCTGTACATTTTTTTTCTCCTATTTGTAAAATAAATGGTTATCAATTGTAACCACATGTTCGAGTACATCTGCCCAATATGGACGTATATAATCTGCATGGTAATATAATGAACCTTCAGTTATATCTCTATAGCCAACTTCTAATATTAAGTCAGCGATATATAATGACTTCATCCAAGTTTTTGAATCAACTGGTTCATCAGACTTACCATCACAATACCAACTAAACTGGCATTGATTTCTTATAGGTACTTCTTCGCCCAACCAATTGATTCTTGTTTTTGCCTGATATATTACATCACACACATTATTAGGAAACTGTTCGTCCCTGACTCTATTTATAACAACATGCCCTACAGCAAGTTTACCGGCAAATGATTGATTAGCTGACTCAAAATAAATGTTTTGTGCCATACAATATCTTTCTTCATAGTCATCTGCATGTGCCTTTCCAACAAATAGAATTATCATCATAAAAAACAATGACCATCCTATTGCTAATAATCCTCTATCAAATTCTTTATCACTCATAAGTTATTTCTAAACACAAATTCTATTGCCCTTTCTGCCTCCTTATACATATCACGTTTAAGATACCAGTTACCTGTATCTCCATCTAAATCTCTACATAGGTACTCAATTTCTTTTGCAGTAATTGGATAACCCTTTGACATGGCATTACCTGCTGTTGATACCATGATTTGATACATTTTAGAATACCAACCTGTATCATTAATTGCTTTATAATCTTCTACTTGTTTTTTATTTACGAATGGACAATCTTGATATCCTGTCCATGTATAATTTGTATTACTGAGTTGACCTTTACGATGTTCAATAAGACCTTTCTTAATTGCTTCAGGTAATCTATCAAAGAAGTTTTCATTTGGTACAACATAAGGATGTGTATCCATAAGTAAATTTGGGTCCATAACTTCACCATCATGTGAAAAGATAAAGTTGAAACTATTCTCGTATTTAGCAGGTATATAATACATACGACTTAAATCTTTAGTTTGAGCATCGGCAATATCACCGATTTCTTTATTTAATGCATACCAAAAATGTTTGATTCTTTCTTTATCAACGAATGTTGTAAGTGGAAATACTAATCTGAACTTTGGTTTTTCTTGAGTTGATGATGCTGTGGAATAACATACATATCGATATTTAGAATATTTCTTTTCGATATCTTTCATCTCACCTTCATAATCATCAATGTCAAGAATGCCAAATCCACCCCAACCTGTCACATTATCATTACCTCTTGTTGTTTCAGGTATATAAACTGCAGGACTTATGAGAGGTGCATCTTTCTTAGTAGGATATTTAGTTGATTCAGATAACTTATATAGAATAGCTTCAAACTCATCAAATGAGTTATAGTCCATTCTTTTATTTGTTTTATTATCGTATATCGAATCAAATATCGTTAAACTTACCATGATTACCCTTGTGTGATGGTGCCTCCCATGTATCTGGTTTTACTAAATCTGGTACACCAAGAGGATTAGGTCTTGATTCTTTGATACCAATTTCTTTTTGCATATTTGCTTTCAGTACTTCATCCCATGCTTTGTAAGGATCGACTCCATAAGCATCAAGAGTACCAATGGCTACAACACATAAGTCAATTAAACCATCAACGATTTCTTCGGAGTCATTATTTGTAACTGCTGCTATTGTTTCCATTAACTCTTCTTTCAAAAAGTCAATTCTGAATTCTAAAAACTTTCGTAGTTTTTCTTTATCAGCCGATGCAACCCACTCACGAGTCTTGTATTTTGTTTGCATTTCATTTATATCTTTTACCCAGTCTTTACTCATTATCCAATTACCTTGTTATCTGGTACTACAATTCCTGAATCCATTTGTCTGATTTGATCAACTAATTCATCGACTGGATCAGTGATAAACACAACAAATTGTTTAGGTATGGTAATTCCATCTTTTGCTTTTGTATAGGCCATAAATGGCATGAATCCGATTTTACCTTCTCCTGCAGGGATAAGTGTATAACCATCTTTTATTTCGACTTCATCATTTCTTTCAATGACTTTGCCAATAACTTCCTCACCTGAGGACAATCTAACTGATTTCATTTTTTTCTCCATAGTTGTATATATTATACCACACTTTGTGTGTTTTGTAAATAGTTAATTTGACTTTTTTATTATCCAAAGAAATCCTCCAATGATGCAACTTCTTTTGAGTTCCAACCTACCGCATCGAGGATAGGGTCAATCGGATCTAAGAATGTCTTTTGGAATTGCAATTCAAAATCAATATATTTGCGAAGATTAAATTCTTCTGGTAAATAGTCTGGAAATGCAATGACATTTTCTTTGATTGGGTTTGGTGTTCTTAAGTATAAGAACTTAATTTTGTCACCGTTTTGGATTTGAGCATACTTCTTTGTGAGTGCCAAATCGTGTAGTTGTTTATTATAAAGTAAAGAACCTCGCACATGTATAGGCGTACCTTTTTTATAGATTGTATTATTGTCTTTATATTCTTTTACCTTTGATACACCACGTGGGAATGCAATTTCATCAGATGGTAATGTCTTAAAGTAATTTTTAAATTGTTCAATTGATTGTTGAACTTGAGCTTCATTACTTGTCATTATAACTTTGAATAATTCTTTAAGAGCATCACGACATGGCTCAGGTGTAGAAGACTTAATTGCTTCAATACCCATAACCTTCAGCTTAGGTTCTTTATAGCGAACACCTTCATTATCTTGAACGTTAAGGATATATCTTTTCTTAGCTGTCCATATACCACGATCAGCGATAACCTCACGTTTCATTACCATACGATTTGATACACCTCCTAGCATATCATATAGATCTGCATAAGATTTATCAAGTACTGTTTCAAGTGTATCAGAAGCAATCTTATCGAGAAAGTCAATAGGATTCTTTGGATTAAATTTATTTACAATATCATCTAAGCTAACATACAACGAGTCTGTGTCAATTGCAACGACATAGTCTTTAAATGATGTAGTCTGCATTGTTCTATTAAGGAAGGCGTTAAGTGCATACTCGGCCCATCGGATGGTGAGCTGTCCTGTAAGGGTAATTGCTTCTGCGATTCTCTGATCGAAGAATCTAAAATATTTATTGCCCATAGCACCATAGAGAGAATTAAGAAGAATTTTAATTGCCACTTGTCTATTTTCAGCGATAGATATTTTTCTTTCAATCGCGTAAAGTTCTTGTTTATCATTTTTGTCCACCTTTTGTAATTTCTTTTGTGCTTGTATCATATCAGCTTTAATACCAACACGTTCTTGATACATCTCGTCAATAATCATTGGAATGATACCAACCTTTTGAGTATTGAAGTATTGACCATTGGCTGCCAATGCTTTACCTTTATTGTTTGGTCTTTGTGATCGAGTAAGTATTTGTTCAATATCCACATTTGTTATTTCACCATCAGCAATTGTTTCTGGTGACATATTGTATTGCATAATGATTGAAGGATATAGGGAGTTTAAGTCAAAGCTTACCAGATTTTCGTGTATGCCAACCTGTGGTTCTTTAACGTAACCACCAGGATAGAATGTTTTAACTTTATCTTCAATGAATGGTATTACAATATTATTTTCATGTAGCTTACGATAAATGATTGTGTCCCATATCGTAGTAGTGCCAAATGTGTCATTATAGTTTACACCACCTTTATATGCCATAGTCATACATAAAGTAATGAGTCCCATCTTATCTTCGATACGATCAACTAACTCTACATCCTTGATGTTATAGTCAATAAACTTTTGATGATTGTGTTTGTATAGAGTATGAAGGTTACCATATTCTTCGTATGAGAGTTTCTTTTCTCCTAGGACAACATGAGCGATATGATCAAGTTTATATGATTCTTGTGGACCATAAGAGTAACCAAACTTTTTGAATAAGTCAAGGTAATCCAGATTTGAAATACCTTTCAATTCATATGCTGTTTGAGTTCTACCCATAGTTGTAATATCTCTACGTTCAATCATTCCCCAAGGTGACAATCTTTTGACATATGCTTCACCAAGAAGTTTGTGTATACGATTGACAAGATAAGGTACATCAAAGAACCTTGTATTCCAACCTGTTACTACATCAGGCACATTTGATGGTTGTGACCAGTGAGTAATAAAGTTAATAAGTAAATCGGCTTCGGTTGCATATTTGTTATACACAACACGATGAGTTTTCATATATGACTTTTCAATGTCATAATCACCAAGGCCCCATATATAATATGTGTTATCGATATTGTTTTTCATAGTGATTGATATCACTTTATGCTCAGCTTTGTCTGGCTCGGGGAAGCCATCATCCGACGCAACCTCGATATCAATAGAGTCACATTTATTTTGTTCCTATCGAATTCGAGTTGACCAGGATAGTGGTCATTGATGAAAGTTGAGATATATCGAGTGTTACCGAAAATATGGAGCCCGGCAACTTGTTTGTTTCTTTGGACCCATTCATTTGCTTCACGCATAGTTTCAAATGGAACCTCTGCAACAGGGACACCTTCAAGAGATTTCCACTTTGTTGGACGGTTCGTACTTACGTAAAGCTTTGGTCCGTATTTAATCTTTTCTGTAATTCTTTTGTTATGATCATATCCACGAAGTAATATCATATTACCATAACGTGAGACATTAGTGTAGAATTTTGACATATAATCTATTATACCATAGTTTAGTGATAATGTAAACCATTATTTTCATTCATAAGATTGGGGGTAATTTCTTACCCCCGCATGATTTCATTTTTAGAAGCTTACCCAGGCTAAGTAGATTGTGAGTGGTGCTAAACCTATAATAACACCGCTTATAATCATCATACCTAGGGCCTCTGCAATAT